CCAGGTATCTCCTGCTTCTATCTCTTTTAACTTACTCTCATTCATTTTCAGCCAGTTCCATGTTCTGGAAGGAAGGCTGTTTACTGTCATATCAAGTCCCTGACTCATATGGGACCTCCTTTCCTTTAACCAGTACCCCTTTGCTTAACCAATGCTTCCCTTCATCTCCAGACGGATCAGGTTGTTCATCTCCACTGCATACTCCAGAGGAAGTTCCTTGGAAACATTGTCTGCAAATCCGCTGACGATCATGGCACGGGCATCTTCTTCGCTTAAGCCTCTGGACATAAGATAAAAGACTGCTTCATCGCTGATGCGTCCAATCCGGGCCTCATGGCCGATATCTGCATCTTTGGTACGGATATCCATAGCCGGGATTGTATCGGATCTGGAAATGGAGTCTAACATCAGAGACTGGCAGGAAACGGAGGATCTGCTGTTTTTTGCCTCTTTTGTTACAGAAACAGAGCTTCTGAAGGTGCTGACACCGCCGTCCTTGGAAATGGAACGGGTATTCATAAAGGATGATGTATCAGGTGCTGCATGGACTACCTTTGCGCCTGTATCCAGGTCCTGGCCTTTTCCTGCAAAGGTAATCCCTGTAAATTCCATTTTTGCCCCACGGCCCTTTAAGATGCTCATTGGGTACAGATAGGAAACATGGGAACCGAAGGAGCCGGATACCCATTCAATAACGCCGCCTTCTTCTACCTGTGCACGCTTGGTATTCAGGTTATACATGTTCTTGGACCAGTTTTCAATGGTGGAATAACGCAGTCTTG